ATTGCGCCGCCTTGACGGTCGTAGCTGCGTTAATGGCGGTCTTTTTGCTTTGCAGGTTCTGAAAAGCCGTCCAGCCTTGCGCCAGCATGGCCCCATAAAGCCCTTGCAAGTCGGCCAGCGTGAAAGGTACTTGGGTATTATCCGCCGCTACCCAGTAAAAGCCGGTCGGCGTCGCGCCGGCGATTCCGTAACCCTGCGTAGCCTGCATGAGCACGGTCTGGCTCGCGGTATCGGCCTGGTAGGTTTTGGCGACGCCGGCCTTGCTGGTGTAGGCGACCGGCTGCGCGATGGCCGTTGCATAGCTGGTGTACATCAGTGCAATTTGATCGGCTTGCGCTTGTGCGAGTGTGAGCGGCGGGTTGATGATCGCTTGCGCTTCGGCGTCCGTGAGTTCAGTGCAGCCGGCCGGAAGCAACGAGTTGCCCCCGTTGGCAATATCCTCGTCGCTTAATGCATGGAGCGTGCCCGTAGGGTCTTGGAAATAATTCATATGCATGTTCATGTTGTTAACCCTTCACGATTAGCTGAATTCCGACCAATACTGTAATGACCCGTCAGACGATGTAACCGAATAGTTACCACCGGGCGGAACAATAAATGGTACGCAAGCATTACCAGATGCGTTGGCCGCGCCGCCACCGCCATTCATAGAGCCGGCGATAACGCCATTCACATAAGCTGTGAAGCCAGTGCCACTGGTTATGCTGAAATGGGCCGTAACGTTTACAAAAATTGGCCGGCCCTTTGTGTTGTAATAATTTGTTCCAAATGACCGGCTACCTGTGACGTTCTGCAAAGTCTGCCCATAGCCGAGCGACGACAGCGCAGCAAGAGCCTGTCCCCCTGCGCCCTGCACCAGACTTGGCGCAGTCGCCCAAGTGCCCGCAGCCGCTTCAGTCACATCCACAAACCCGACGATACGGTACGGAGAATTCGCACTGACCGCCGTTGCCGAGTAAATGACGTTTGCAGCCGTTGCGCCCGCGCTGATGGTAGTCGGGCTGATTAGACCAGTCTCGTCAAGGTTCAGTCCACCCGACAGGTTCGCAACGCAAAGAACCGGACTGCCGCCGTTATAGGCTTCGAGGAAAACCAGCCGTGCTGTCTGGCCGGAGACGGTACCAAGCGTGGCGCCGGACGGAATCGTGATTGCGTTAGCTGACACGAGCACGTTAGAGATAGGTGCCCCGTTGCCTGCCGTAGCGTTACGGAAGTCCAACCGACTGCCGGCGTAATTGACCGTCAAGGCATTGGACGCGACCGATGCGCTGATCGACTGGATCTGCGGCACTGTAACGGGCGAAGCACTCATCAACTGTGCCACCGTGGCCGACACAAGGAAAGCGTGACATGCGCTGCCAGCCAAAATGTCGTTCGGTTGCAACGCCGTGCCGTCGCGGTGCACCAGGTTGATTGCGCCGACAGCGTTGACATTGACCGTGGACGCGCCGGTGTTGGCGTGCGCCGCTACGAACCAGAACATCTGCCCTTCGGCGTAAGCGGTAATGGCCGGCGTCACCGCGAAAGCGTAGGCGTTTGCCGTGCCGGTATCCGCCGCAAAGGAATAGGCGCCGGACTGAATGGCCGCCTGCGTGGCGTTGCCAAGATTGGCGGCGTCCGTTCCCAGCACCAGCCACGCGGAATTCGCAGCATTGCGCATCCGGTAGGTGGCCGGCGTCGTGCTGGTATCAAGCCACGGCATGCCCGGATAGGTCGTGGTCGGCGCGGTATTGCCGGAGTTTTGCGAGGCCAGCGCCTGCAAAGCCGAACTGACCTCGTTCAGGACAGATTGGCCGTTGCCGTCGGCAATTATCAACGATGATTGAGACATGGAGTATCCCCATAAAAAAACCGCCCCGGAGGGCGGCTGTTGCCGAATACGAAATCAATAACCCTGGGCGATCCAGTTGATCGAGCGCGCCACGCCAACACCGCCGTTCATAATCTGCACGGTAAAGCCGGTCAGCGTCTGGTTGCTCAACACAACGGTATCGCCCGGCTGCGCGTTCAGAACGGTAATGTTCGGGCCAGGCACCAATGCATCATTTGAACCGCCGTGGAAGGCCGTCTTGTAGGCAATCGTCGTGCCGGCAGCATCCACCGCAACATCGGTGCCAGAATCCACCCGGTCGGGCATGTCCACCGTCCACTTGAAGCCGAGAACGGAGACCGCCGCCGTGGTATCAAAACTTTCCAGATACAGGCGGAAATTGAACTTGCGCCCGACATAGGTGCCCGGTACGAAGTCCTGCCAGCCGGCCCATGACACCCCGTCCTGCGAGATATTGACCTGCACGCGCACGTCCGACTTGCCGGCGAAGTTGCCGACCACCGAGGCCACCGAAGCGACATCCGGAATCTGGCTGAACTGGTTATACGGGCTGGTCGATTCGATCTGATAGATAACCGACAGGTTGCACGCCTGCGCCGTTCCCACATCGACAATTCGCCCGGCCGGGATGGTATAAGTCCCGGAAGCCGAGATGCCGCCGTAGTAGAGGAAGCTGCCGACCGCCGCCACGTCAGGAATCGAGCTGAAAAGCCCCGAACCGTCCAGCACCAGATCGCCATAGGAATCGACCGCTGCGCCACCGGACAGCGCGCCCGGCCAGCCGTCCGCAAACTCGTCATGGGTGACAAGGACGTTTTTCGTCAGCGCCGCGCCGGCAATCAGAATTTCCGACGGGCTGGCTGAATAGGCGGTGCCGTAATGCGCCGCGACCCAATACGTCCCATCGCCCAGCGGCGTAAAGCCGGTCGTCGGCGTACGGCCCAATACTTCCGCCGTGCCCCATGCCGCGCCTTTGCGCACTTCGTAATCAATCGGGCTGCGGAAGTCCGTCACCGCGTCCCATGCCAACTGCATGTTGACGCCCTGATAGACGGTGCGCAGGTTCTGCACGTTCGGCAATGGGCTATACAGCGACGATCCGGCGATCCTGTATTGCGTCGGGGACACGTCCGACAGCGCCTGCGCGCCACCGCCATAGACGTTGAAGCTCGCCAGCTTGACGTAGATCGTGCTGCCGATTTGCGATTCCTGAAACGCATATTTGGCAATGGCCTGATCGACGCGCAGGAACGGGCTGTTGACCGCATGGCTGGCAATCGCCGTGCCATACGCGCCGCGCCGCAGGTAGGTCAGGTTGTATTTGCTGGTCGCCGTCAGCGTGGCCGTTTCATACGCCACCAGTTCGCCATCGACGTAGCAGAGCGTCCGCAGGTTATCGGCATCATTCTGCGTGCCGGAGGCGAGCGTGCCGCCGCTCATGGTCAGGTCAACCGACAGCGTGTCGGTCGTATCCGGGTCGGAACCCGAAGGCAACACCGCTGACAGCACCCCCTGCCGGGCGGAACCGTGAATCGTGCCGACGCGCTGATAGGTGGTGTTGTCAAAACTAACCCACACATCGCAGCCGCCCCAATTTGACCCGGAACCGCTGGCGCCGATCCAGACTTCAAGACCTGCCGTGGTCAAGGCGTCCGGCGGTTCAAAGATCACCGGCACATTGGCATTGCCCGGTGCGATGTTGTAGTTCAGCGCGGTGCCCGATCCGGACTGCGACGGATACAACGCGGCGGTGGCCGTGCCGACGGGAAATTCTTCGGCCTTGAAATACAGCAGGCCGTCCTTGTCCTCCTGCACTTCAACGATCCGCACCGGCGTTTTGTTTAGCCCCAGATTGGCGTCCGTCAGGGTGACAATATCCATCGGCTCCAGCAGGCAATACTTCCAGCTCACGTAAAACTCATACGTGTTGCGGATATACAGCGCCCGCTGCAAAATCAGGTTCGCCACCAGTTGCGCGGTGTCCTGATTGCAGATGGAATGCAGTTGCACAGGCGACATTGGGCGCGGGCCGTACACTTCGATGTTGGCCAGATCCTGCGCTTCCGCCACCGCAACGTTGTAATCGTTGCTGCGGTCGGCGTATTCGACCTTGACCGAGTTGTAGCAGTCGGCCGGTGCCTTGCGCGTCACCACGACCGGATCATGGCCTTGCTCGTATTTAAAATCGTCGTCCGTCAGGTCATAGACCGGCGTGACGTTGGGCGTGAAAGTAACGCCATTGCCGGTCACTGTCTGATCGCCGTAGGGCGCGACTTTCAGCAAGCCTTCGGAAAAGTAGCAGGCGGAGTTGGTCGCCTGCATCAGTTCGTCAATGTGCTGGTTGGCCTGCGACTGACTCGTCCATGACGGCGACAGGAAAAGACCGTTGGCGATGCAGTAGTTGGACAACTGCGTCAGATCACCAATCTTTGCCGACGGAAAGCCGACGCCGTGGTTTGCATCGGTCAGGTAATCGTTCAGAATGTCGCGCGGATTGGCGTCGTCAATCGTCCCGGCGCTATACGGCAGCAGGCCGTAAATCTCATACGACAGGTTGGCAATCGACGCCGAGGAATCCAGTTGCAGCGAACCTGCCGCCGCGTAGGCGACGCCTTCATAGCCGATGGCCTGGTCAGGGTGATTGGTGGTGAGATAGCCCCACGCCGCCTGCGGATAGGCGCCGGTAAAGAGCGACAGGCCCAGTCTGGAGAGCGTCGGTTCTTTCGACTTGCCCGACCATACATCCCCGATCGTCCGGATCGGCCCTTCGCAGATGGCGAACATCACCGCTGCCTGATAGGTAAACGTGGTGTTGGTCATCGACCCGCCGCCGCCCTTGCCGCCGGACGACTGGTTAGAGTTGTGCGGAATGGCCTTGAAGTCGCTGTACCAGATCAGGTTGCCGGAGGAACGGTTTCGGCCGTAGATCAGCGACAGCACCCGGCCATAGGCCGAGGTTTGCATCTGCAACCCGAAAATCTGCGGATTGACCCGGCTGACAATATTCTTTGGACTGAACAAGCCGCCCATTTAATTCTCCCACGGGCTGAAAAACTTCACCGCCCGATTCGTATCTGCCAGTTCGCCTACATCGCCGCGCCCAAGGGTCACGCAGCCTTCGCGCCGGTAAGCGTGAATGATGGTCGGCCAGTCCACGACAATCGCGGCATGGCTGAAACACCGGCCGAAGCGCCACAGCGCGATATCGCCCCTGCCGGGCTGCGCCACTTCGCGCGCGTAGGACAGGATGCCCGACAGATACAGTTCCTCACTGCGGTGCAGCATGAAGTCGGCCGGGTAATACGGCACGGCGGGGGACACGATCACGCCCACCGCGCCATAGACCTGTACCAGCAACTGCAAACAGTCCACCCCGGCGGCCCTGACCGCCCCGGCATGGTGATAAGGCGTGCGCAGCCAGCGGTGCGCTTCCTCGATCACCGCCTGGCGTTGTTCGGCTTCGGTCATGTCGCGGTTTCCGGTGGCGGGATATACGGGAATCCCCGAAAGTGGATCACGTTGTTGAACTTGTTCTGGCAGGTCGCCTGCGTCTTGTCGCAGCCCGGATAGACGGTAAAGGTGTCGCCGGCGGCCGGTGCCTGCGGCAGGGGATAGATCAAATCCAGTTCCCCTGACGCATAATTTTTCACGCCCCGGATCAGGCCGTTGTTCGC